ATAACCGAACAAAACAAATTACTTGAAACTATTACAAACAACCAAAATACAATCATTGAATTAGTTGGTAAAAAGCCAACAAGGTTAAATGTAACCCGTAACGATTACGGGACAATAAAATACGTTGAAATTCAGTACTAAAAATTAAAAAACAGAAAAGATATGCCAAAAGGTTCAACTACCGCAAATGACGTAATTGATGCCGTTTTACGTGCAGTTGACCCCGCATGGAGAAGCGGGGCTACAAGATACGTTTCATTACACACGGCTACTCCCGGTGCGGGAGGTAGTCAGACAACAAACGAAGCTACATTCGGAAGCTATGCAAGGGTAGCTGTAACCGCTGCCACAGGATTTTCTGCGGCTTCTGCGGGGGCTACCGCTAACACGGGGCTTATCCAGTTCCCTGAATGTTCTTCCGGGTCAAACACGGTTACTTATGTGGGGATAGGTACGGCTTCGTCCGGCGCAGGTCAGTTGCTTTATTTTGGGGCATTGACTTCAAGCCGTGATATTTCAACCGGAATCCAAGCGCAGTTCGCAATATCCAGTCTGACCGCAACTGAAAGTTAATGGAAGCACCAAAATACTCATGTAGTAAATGCGGGTTAGCTGTTATAGTTATCCCAAATGGAAAGCCAATTAAGGCTTGTAAGTGTGAAGGAGCAACAATAGTAGCCAACATGGAAGCCACTGTTATCAGGGCTTCCGGGGGTGTAAAAGGATAAACAAATGCCGGGATTTAAAACCATAGGAGAAGTTGTTGACGCTGAATTAAACGGCAAGGTAAGGAATTACATTTGGCGTAAAACCCCGTCACAAACAACAGTTTCAGGGCTGTGGTTTGATACTTCTATGTCCCCCGGTATGCCGCCGCCACAATATTATATTGGTGGTATTACAACAGCTACGCAGTTAAAGCAGTCAACCGATGGCGGGTTGTATCATGGGCCAAATGTTACACCTTCTGAAAAGTATTTACGCAGTATGACAACAATGGCAAATGCGGTAACAGCATTGCCAATGAATACGATATTATGTGATTACTTGTTGTTTTACCCGTTTATAGATATGGGTACGACAGATGAGCAGGTAATGACAAACGTAAATACCTTACCACGATATACGGATGGCAAAGGGGTTCAGGTAATGGCTATATTAACCAACGCAGGATTGGGTGGGCAAAAGTTCTTTTTTACCTATACAAATTCAGATGGTGTTCCCGGAAGGATTAGCCAAACCGTGACTATGAACACATCAACAGTTGTTGGTAATGTGATAGGGAGTAACACCGCTATTCAGAACGCATCAAACCCTTTTATTGGATTACAATTAGGGGATAGCGGGGTGAGAAGTATTGAGGGTATAACTATGCTCGGTGTAGATACTGGTTTGTTTGCATTGGTATTGGTGAAGCCTTTAGCCCAACATTGTTTCAGGGAAGTAACTGTACCCTACGAGAAAGATTATTTAGTCCCTACAACGGACTTGGTAAGAATATATGATGATGCCTTTTTAGGAATGATTTGCTTGCCTTTGGGAACATTGGCTGCGACTGTTCTTCGAGGAGACTTAAAAGTTATTTGGACATAAACATTTAAAAATTAAATACAATGGCAGGTTTCGCTTCAAACGACCAAATTATTAACGCACTAAGTTTAGGGCAAAAGTGGGACACCTCTTTTGGTAAAAACTTTAACCCAACAGCCGCAGCCGTAGCAAACGAATGGCACATGATGGCAAGAGGGGCGGGTAATCCTGCCGCTGATGCTTTATTCGATACAGGTGCTAACCTTACGTTTATCCCGGTGGAAGATGCAACAACAAGTGCGGGTTGTTTGCAGCATGGTGGTAATGTTCAGGCTTCCGGGTTTTACAAGTTTCTGTTAAGCGGTCATATTGTTTCAGCCGCCGCCACGGTAGTACCTTGCACCGTTGCCTTGCTTGATGTAATAGGATATTACAGGGTTACTTCGGTAACTACCACTACTGCCCAAGCAACAACAAACACTTTGGGTCGAAGTGCAACATTTACTGCCGATGCCGGTACTGATTTGATGACCTATACAAGTACCACAAACTTGCCAAGCAATATATTAACCGGGACAAGGGTAAGGCTGACAACAACGACCACGCTACCAGCACCGTTAGCAACTGCAACCGATTATTATGTAATCAGAATGAGTGACGGTACTTTTGAATTAGCCACAACTTATGCTAATGCGATTGCAGGAACTCAAATAAACATTACAGATGCCGGAACAGGAACCCATACTATCACATGGCTTTTACCAAGATATACAAATGGAGCAGGGGTACAGGCTATTATTTTTAATCCGGCGGCAACGGCTATGGGTGCGGCCACTCCAAACCTTGCATTGGGTTATACCAATTCAGCCCAAGCAGCTTCAAGGGCTACCCCAACTGTTTTGCCAATAGGTAAATCTGCTGCATCAAACAGTCACATACTTTATACAGGTGCAACGGGTACAGGTAAGTATAACTACATGATGCCATTGCAATCCGGAGATAGCGGGATAGCTGAAATCAATACTATACAAAATTCGGTAAACTACGTGTCAGGGACTTATACGGTTGCCTTAGTTAAGGAGATTGGCCGTTTCCCATTAAGCACACTTGGTTTAGCGAGTGAGAGAAACTTTTTGTTTGAGTACCCATCTATGCCAAGAATTTATGATGGTGCTGCAATGTATTTTGCTTTGGGTAGTGGTGTCGCCACCCCTGCTTCAAGTGCAATCAGCGGTCTTTTAACTTTCATCTACGGATAAATGCTAATAGCAAACTATTCATATATCAATCAGATTTGCGGCCATAATCATAGCGGCATAACCAACCCATGTAAGTTTTTAAGACCTCATGTAATGAGAGGGTATTACGGGAAGTCGCAGGTGGACGGTAATATTGAGCAAATAAAAAGAGATGGGTTCCCGACAGGCAGCAACCCGCCGTATGCAATAGTAATGGGGGATAAAGGCGGATTGATTTCTTCCTCCAATACTATTTCCGGGGCATCTTCAACCTCAATTTCTATGGCAATGGGGTTGGCGGCTCAATCTGCTTTGTCCGGCAGTGGTAATTTAACAGGTGGTTTATCCCTTGTGATACAGCTTGCCTGCGGAATACTCGCAGAAGGTGATATATCCGCATCATTGGTCGGTAAGTTAGAAATGGCTTCCGCATTAGCGGGTCAGGGTGACTTAGAAGCGTCACTTGGCCTGATTGCGTTTGTTGTTTCCGAAATAACAGGTAGCGGATCAGTAGAAGGTACTTTTTACGGTACTGCATCATTATCCGCAGACATTAGTTCTTCATCAACTCTTAGCCCGGAAAACCTTGCCGCAGCCGTATGGAACTCAATAGCTGCATCATTCAATACTGCCGGAACGATGGGGGCTAAGATGAATAGTGCCGCAAGTGCGGGCGACCCGTGGGCAACGGCACTCCCCGGTTCATATTTGTCAACGGAAGCCGGTGGTATCTTAGCCCAAATTCAATCGTTGGTTGATGAATTACATAAAATTCAGGGATTAGATGCAGCCAACCCAATGACTGTAACCCCGACAAGCAGAACTTCCGGTAGCATTGATTTGACAATATCGGGGGATGGGGAAACAGAAACAATCGTAACAAGAAACTAATAAATATGTATCAGCAAACAACAACAACAAGTTCAAACACGGTGACAATAGTTTATCATTTTATTTATGCTTAACCCGCTAAAAATAGCAACTGATGGGTACTTGAAAAGAACAGCGAAAGCCGTTTTAGTAATTGCTGTTTCAGGATATTTGAGTTTTGGTGGAACCCCACCCGTAAATGAAAACTTAGCTGACGGGTATAGAAGAAGTCATATATCCGAACATATAATTGACAATAAAAAAAGAGCCGAACTATTAAGAGAAGATGAAATGATATTAGCTTTTATAGAGGCTTTTGTAAAAACACTTTAATGGGATTTATAGATTGCATAGTAAAAAGCAAATTGGCTGACAAGTCAAAGATTGCAGAACTTGAACAAAAAGTAAAGTCATTGGTTGACAATGGAACCAACCCCATTGAAGCAGAACGTATTGTCAAAAACGAATATATCCTATCCGAACAAGAAGCGTTAAACACGGAACTAAATAAACTGAAAAAATCATTAGGTGTAGATCAATCAAAAGTAAAACCACAACCCAAAGCCGACACAACAGAAATAGAGAAGCAGTACCAAGAAAAGTTGGCTGAACTTGATACAAGGGGACAAGAACCACCGCCCCCGGCTGAACCCCCAAAAGTAGAACAAGACACTAAAGGTAAAGGACAAAGTAAGGATAAGGGGGTTTTAAGCCACTTACATAGTGCTAAGAACATACCGGAAGAATCAAGAAATGGGTTTGAACGGGAAGGGTTAAAGTACGAAACTAAAAGCCAACAAGAGGCCGAAGCCGTTGCAAAATCTGTAATTGACAAATACGGCATTGATGAAGCCGTTTCTATGGCTGAAAGAATGATGTTTGACGGGGACGTAAACTCTTTAATATTTGCTGAATCCCTTAACAGGTTAAGTGAACAAGAATCTAAAGCCACAACAGAAGAAGAAAAAATGGCTGCGGCTGAAAGGTTTGCAGAAGTTGGTATAGCATACGATAAGTTAGCAAGATATGGTGGTAGGTTTAACGCTGCCATAAACTACTTCTATAAAAAATCTCCATTAGGTGTTGTATTGATGGAGAACGCAAAAAGAAAAGAGGGTCGGGGATATGGCTACGTCCCTCCCCAAACTCATTGAGGCCATCAAAAGGGACGAACAGGCGGACGCAAAATTATTCGCTGCCTTACAGCAAAATAATCAGGCTTTTAGCGTATTTTTGGATAAGTTTAAGGAGTATTTGGAACACGAAAATACCCCCGAAGAACCACCCAAAATTAACGTAAACACACAGCAAGAAAAAGTGGTAGCAGCGATAACCGAACAAAACAAATTACTTGAAACTATTACAAACAACCAAAATACAATCATTGAATTAGTTGGTAAAAAGCCAACAAGGTTAAATGTAACCCGTAACGATTACGGGACAATAAAAT